ATGAAGAAAATGTTTCAAATGATGAATGGGTTAATGCAAGTATAGTAAATAAAGAAACAACTTTAGGAAAAATAAAAAAATTAGTTGGTTTAGCAGATGAGATAAAATCTAAAAAAAAGGGGAGTTCATATAGTGATTTAGATTCTAAAAATTATAAAATAAGATATCAATACTATAAAAAATCAAGTGCAAAGTCTATACAAAAAGATGCAGACGGTAAAAGAAAAAGCACATATAAAACAAGAAAGTTTTGTGAAAAAATGATGCAATTATCTAAAAGTGGTGTTGTATATACAATAGAAGATATTGATAAAGCAAGTAGAGCTGGAGTAAATGGGGATTTTGCTCCTAAAGGGAAAAAAACTTATGATTTATTTAAGTACAAAGGAGGGTGTTATTGTAGACACGCTTTCAAACAAATTTTGTATCGTAGAAAAAAAGGTGCAGATGTAAGCGAAAACCTAAAAAATTATAGAAGAACTGGAGATATACCTTCTACATATAAACGTAATCCGTGGGGAAGTAAAGAAGCTAAAAAAGCAACATTTGATTTACCTAATCACGGCTCATTAAAATATACTTACTAATGGCAACAGCATTATTCATAAACAGAACTGATTTAGTTAGAAATTCCATAATAGATGGCAACGTAGATACTGATAAATTTATACAGTTTATCAAGATAGCTCAAGAAATAGATATACAAAACTATACAGGTACAGACTTATATAATAAAATATCTACATTAATTGCTAATGGAGAAATTGATGACGTAGCTAATGCTAAATACAAAACATTATTAAACACATATTTACAACCAATGTTAATATGGGCAGCACAAGTATATTATATTCCATTTGCAAGTTATGCTATAAAAAATGGTGGTGTATTTAAACATAGATCAGAAACAAGCGAAACAGTAAGTAAGAACGAAGTAGATTATTTAGTAGATAAAGCTCGTGAATTTATGGAATATTATTCGAGACGTTTTATTGATTTTATGTCATTTAATCAATCAGATTATCCCGAATACACAAGTAATACAAATGACGACATTTATCCTGACTATGATGCATTATTTAATGGCTGGGTATTATGAGATATAAACCAAAACAAAAAAATATAGAAAAACTGAAAACGTTTTTAAAGAAACAAGAAATAAAAAATAAAAAATATGGCAAGTCTATTTAACACAAGAATATCAGATACTTATTCAGGTTTAATCAAAACTATTGATAATGCCGCTTTAACTTCAAGTTTAAAAGAGCTAACAGACGGTTCGGGATTAGCAAGTGGGGTATTTATGAATACAGCAGGAGATTTTAAAGTTACTGCTATATTAGAATTTGGCTCTTTAAAAGATACAGGCGAAAACATTATAATTAGCAAGTTTGTAGATGCTGCAGATGGCGTTTTAAACAACGATAACGATACCTCTATACCAACAACTGCTGCTATTATAGATTATGTACAAGGTCACGTTACATTGCAGGATTTAGACTTTGAAGGAGATACTGGTAATGGTTCTGTAGATTTAGATAGCCAATTATTAGACATTGCAGGAACTGCAAACGAAATAACAACAGTAGCATTAAATCAAAAACTTACTATTTCTTTAAATTCAAGTGGTGTTGTTTTACCTAATGGTTCAACTGCAACTACACAAAGTGCTGGAGATAATTCAACAAAAATAGCTACAACATCTTATGTAGATACTTTAGATGCTGCGTCTGATTTAGACTTTAGTGGAGATAGTGGAACAGGAGATGTAAACCTAAATACTCAAACATTTGCAATAACAGGAACAACTAACCAAATAACAACTACAGCTTCGGGTCAAGGATTAAGTTTAAGTTTACCTGCAACAGTACATAGAGACTTACAAGGAAACGTAACGGGTAACGTTACAGGAGACTTAACAGGTAATGTAACTGCAACATCTGTATTAGCTAATGGTGTTACTGCAACAACACAAGCATCAAGTGACGATTCAACAAAAGTAGCGACAACTGCTTATGTAAAAGGTTTAAACAATGCAAGTGATTTAGATTTTACAACAGATTCAGGAAGTGGTGCAGTAGTTTTAAATTCACAAACATTTAGTGTTTTAGGAACAACAAATGAAATAGAAACATCAGGTTCTGGTCAAGCAGTAACAATAGGTTTACCAAGTACAGTAAATGTAAATGTAACTGGTAATCTTACAGGGAATGTTACTGGAAACGTGACAGGGAATGTTACTGGAAATGTAACTGGAGATTTAACAGGAAACGCAGATACAGCTACAGCTTGGGAAACTGCAAGAGATTTATCTTTAACAGGTCAAGCGACAGGTACAATATCAAGTGTAGACGGAACAGGTAATGTAAGTGGTGCAGTAACGTTAGACAATAATTCAGTAACAAGTAAAGTATTAACAGGATTAACTTCTCCTTCTGCAAGTTCTGTTTTAGCAACAGATACAATAGTTGAAGGATTTGGTAAACTACAATCACAAGTAAACGGTTTAGCAGGTGGTTTAAGATTTATGGGTTCTTGGGATGCAGATACTAATTCTCCAGTATTAAGTTCTGGGGGTGGAGAAGCTGCAAACGGAACAACAACTTCAACAACAGCAAATAAATTAGTAGATAGTTCGGCAAGTTTTACAAGTACAGTAACGGTAGGAGATCAAGTAGTAAATCAAGTAGACGGACAAACTGCATTAGTATCAAACGTAGATAGTGATACAACACTTTCTTTAAGTGCAGACATAATGTTAACAGGAGAAGCCTATACAATAGACAATAGTCCTTTTATAACACAAGGTCATTATTATGTTGTAAGTGTTGGAGGTACTACTACATTAAATGGTGTTTCTAACTGGACTGTAGGAGACTGGGTTATAGCAGGTGCAAACAATCAATGGACTAAATTAGATCATTCACAAGTAGACGGAACAGGAACAACAGGTAACTTAACTAAATGGTCATCAACAAGTGTAATATCAGATTCAATAGTTTCAGAATCAGGAACAGCAATTACAGTAGATGGTTCTTTGGCAACAAATAGTTTTTTAAGTTCAACAGGTAACTTTGCAGTAAATACAGATAAATTTACAGTAGCTGCTTCAAGTGGAAATACTGCCTTTACAGGAGATTTAGCAATTAATACAGATAAGTTTACAGTAAATGCTACAAGTGGAAATACAACAATAGCAGGAGATTTAAGTGTAACAGGCGGAGATTTAACTTTAGGTACAGATTCAATAGCTTCAAATATTAATGGAGTTGGAGATGTTTTAGGTATTAATGTAGATAGCAATACAGGTGGTGGTGCAAGTGCTAATATTCAATTAAAAACAGCAGGTACTACACAACTTACAATTAATAATTCATCAGCAACTTTTGCAGGAGATGTTGATGTCAACGGAATATTAAAAGTAGATTCAACAAATCCTATTTTTTTATTAAATGAAAGTGACCAAAGTGCTGACAATAGAATATGGGGGCTTCAAGGACAACAAGCTTTATTAAAAATTAGAGCTTATCCTGATGATTTATCAAGTGCAGTAGATGCTTTAACTTTAACAAGAACTGGAAACGCAACTTTTGCAGGAAATTTAACAGTAGGAAGAAATATTGATTTATCAAGTACAGATTACTCTTATATTCAAGGTACTCATACAGGGGCTTCTGATGGCGAATATGTTATGAGAACTTTTGGATATGGAGATTCTACTTTTTATGGTTCTTTTGATATATTAAGACACGATACTGATGATGGCGAATTAAGATTAAGACAACGTATTGCGGGTACTGCAACTGACGTTTTATCAATAGTAGATGGAAACTCAACTTTTGCAGGAAGTGTACAAGTCGGTTCAACAGCAGGATATACTACTATATCTCAAGGGGCGTTTTTCACTAAAGGGGGTGGGGATATGTTTACTGCAAATTTACTTGCAGGAGCAGCAGTTAGTCCAATGTTCAAATTACAAAGAAATGATGTAGAAAAATATAATATTGGTTTAGATGGTAATGACAATTTAGCTTTTATTAATGCTTCTGGTGATGCAAAAATGAGTATAGACAGTTCAGGAAACGTAGGAATTAATGAAACATCACCTTCAAGTTATTTTTCGCCAGATTTAGTTGTAAAAGCAAAAGCTGATTTAGGAGGTATTACAATAAGGTCAAATGCTACATCAGACAATAACTATCTTATGTTTGCTGATGGTACATCAGGAAATGCAGCATATAGGGGTTATGTAAATTATAATCATTCTGCTGATTCTATGACTTTTGGTTCAGCAGCAGTTGCAAGATTAACCATAGACAGTTCTGGAAACGTATCTGTACTAAAAACAGATTCTTCTACTTATAGTACTACAACTCCAGTATCAGATTTACTAATAGAAAGAAAAAATACAGACAATACAAACGGTGAAACTGTTGGTATTCGATTTGCTGTTACTGGTTGGTCAGGTTCAACAACTGGAGGTGCTGCCATTCAAGCTATACAAACTTCTAATGTAAGTTCAGCAGATTTAGCTTTTTTAACTAGAAATTCTGGTGTTTTTGATGAAAGAATGCGTATAGACAGTTCAGGAAACGTAGGAATTGGAGAAACATCGCCTCCACAAAAACTTACTGTGAATGGAGGAGTTTTTATAACTAATGATATAACTTCGCCAGGTTCAGCAGGAACTTACACATATAATGGTACAGCAATCGATTATGCTAGTAATGGTACTAGATATTGGTCTTGGGGGAGTGGCACAGCTCGCGGAACTTTTGATTTTATTCAATTAGAAAATGATGGTCAAAATCAACAAACACCCTTAAGTATAGACAGTTCAGGAAACGCAACTTTTGCAGGAAATGTAATAATTGGTACATCAGCAACTACAGATGCTATACTTAATGTTGCAGGAAATGGAGAAACCACAAGCCTTCTAAAATTAAAATCTACACACGGAAACGGAAACACTTATGCTTTTAAAAGTAATGGTGGTAATGCTGAGGTTTTAGCTATAATGGATATTACAGCAGGTAATAGAATTGCTGCATTAGGTCAGTCTGAGGTTTCTTTTGCAACAACTGGAACTACAAGGTTATTAATAGACAGTTCAGGGTTAATTAATATGGGTGACCAAGCAGGTTCAGGTGCAGGTAGATTAAACTTGTCGGCTAATCCTTCTAATAATTATCAAATAGAGTTTTTTACTTCTGCAGGAACTTCTGTTGGTACTATTACAACTTCTGGAGGTACAACAACTAATTATAATACAACTTCTGATTATAGATTAAAAGAAGATTTACAAGACTTTAACGGACTTAACAAAGTTTCTAAAATACCTATTTATGACTTTAAATGGAAAACAGATGAAAGCAGAAGTTATGGTGTTATGGCACACGAACTACAAGAAGTTTTACCTCAAGCAGTTGTAGGAGATAAAGATGCAGAAGAAATGCAATCTGTTGATTATTCTAAAATTGTTCCATTACTTGTAAAATCAATACAAGAGCTAAAAGCAGAAGTAGACAAATTGAAACAAGAATGTAAATGTAAAAATTAGTATATTTATATCTTAATCATAAATTTAATAAAATGTCAAAAATTACAAAAGAAGAATTAAAAGAATTACAAGAACAACAAGGTAAGCTAAATGCTATTAAGCACGACATAGGTTTGTTAAGTACACAAATCCATAGCTTAAATCATATGTACGCTGATGAAATTTCTAAACAAGAAGAATCAAAGAAATCATTAGAAGAAAAATATGGTAAAATAAACATAGACCTAAAGGATGGGTCATATGAAGAAATCAAAGAAGATAAATAATGAGTTTACAGGATATGAAATTGTATGCAATTAATTTTTCAGCTTTTACGTTGAGTTTCACAAACATTGATATGGTATTAAAAATAATACTACTTACAGTTACAATCCTGTACACAACTCACAAATGGTATTTAATGTATGAAGAAAATAAGCGAAAACATAAGCTATAAGGAAGCAGTACGTTCCGAAACAGCAAAACGTTTAGGTATATCAAATAAACCTAAAAAAGAGCATATTGAAAATATGGAGTTAATAGCAGAAAAAATCTTTCAGCCATTAAGAGAATGGGTAGACCACCCTATAAGAATTAATAGTTTTTATAGGTCAGAGGAATTAAATTCAAGAATTGGTGGTGCTGTTTCATCAGCTCATAAAGATGGTTTAGCGATAGATTTAGACTCTTTAGGAGGTAAAACTAATTTAGAAATGCTTCATTATATAAAAGACAATTTAGAATTTGATGTATTAATAAACGAATATCCAAACGAAGAAGGAGAACCAAAGTGGATACACGTTAGTTGGAATAAAAAGAAAAACAGAAAACAAGTTTTAGAGATAAAACGTAAGGGTAAATATTATTTATATACAGGAGAATGTAAAGGATGTAAATGAAAAAAATAGAATTTGCTATTATTGAAAGGTTTGCACTCGGTATATTAGTAGGTTTTAGTTATTTACCAGAAGATAAACAAAGTAATTTTAGCGAATTAAATATTTACTTAATTTTTATAGTGTTACATTTTAAATTTTACAATAATGCCAATACCTAAGAAAAAACAAGGAGAACAACAAAAAGATTTTATGATGCGCTGTGTTCCACAGTTAATGAAATACCACGAAAAAGACCAAGCTATTGCAATATGTTATGATTCATTTAGAGGTTCGGTTGAATTAGAATCTTATAATGACTATCCAAAAGGTGCAAGAAGTAATGCAAAAAAAGCAATAGCATTTAAACAAAAAAATGGTTCAAAA